ATTGTTTAGCACAGACGACCTTGATTACGCTCGTACTGGATGGCAAGTAAAGCCATTCAAAGAAATTCTATGGCTTGATGGCGTAGCTTACAGTCACTTCTTTTATAACCCAATGACGGGTAATCCTTATGGTGGAACAATCGATGGTCGTCTTAAGAGCATTGGTCATTCTTTTACTATGGGGCACCAGCAGACTCTTCTCTATGGTCTGAGATATGTAAATGGTGATGGTAGAGATGGTGGAGCACGATCCCAACATGGCCTCGTAGCAGGTGCTTGTTATCTGCATGATGAAAACTACAAAGGACCTCAGGGTAATGCTCACTGGCGTGGTATTGTCGTTAAACATCAAGTTAATGGCGGAAGCTATGACCCAATGTTTGTTTCCCTTGATTACTTATGTCGTAGATATGAAGGCACTAGCCTAGAACGGTTTAAAAAGCTCAAGTATCCGCGTATGTAGTATATGAGCAATTCTCTTGGACTACAGAGGAAGAATTTTCGCTGTGTTTTTAATCCTTATGTGACTAAAGACAACCGTGAAGGCATCATTCGTTCTATAATGTCACAATTTGAGGGTTACGAAGCAGATCCAGAAGTAACTGTTCATGATGAAGGTTTTATACTTACCCTATCACTTGGCTCAGAGCTAACATCAACACTTGCTAGAGATAAAATTCTTTGGAATCAATTTGTTGAAAGCGTTACTGCTCAGGATGCTATTCGCAAAATCCAAATCCTACGACTGCCACAAGCAGGAATCATGGATTTCGGTGAACGTTCTACGGGTGCAGGAAGTGTAGGAGCTTTTGCCCCCAATGTTGACCCTAATACCGGTAATACTGGCGTAGATGAAAAATTAAACACTCCTCTTAACCGTGTTCCTAAGTATCAAATCGATGCAGATCCAGATGATACTCTTGGACACCACGCTAGCGTTAAATACGCAGACCCCACCGACCTTATTTCGGAAGACCAATCTTTTGTACATGGTTTAACACCTGCTGATCTTACTAGTGATGCCAATAGAGTAGAAACTGGTCCACAAGATCAATTAGAAACTGGTGCAAAGCAACATCGTCCACTTCCCGCCGTTCTTGGTGGTTTTAAACGTATTGCTATTGATACCGATGCAGGTAGTGCTTTTACTCTTAACAAACCAAATGGCTTTCAAAGCGTCGGAGACCCACCTAGAGACGGTGGATTGCATGAGAAGGCTAACCCAGGTACCGGAATTGGCGGAGGAGCCCCTATAAGCGGTGCTAGCTGGTTTGTAACTCAACCTGGTAATGAACAAGGTACACAACTAGGTGTAGAACGCAACAAAGATTATGATTTGTCATCTTCATCAGCACCACTTGCTGGTATTACAGCATCTGTGATAGATAATAAAGAAGAAGAAGATGAACAAGGTATTAAAAGAGAATATGGATCAACATTAGATATGTTGGGTGTCGGTGAGCATCCGCTAGGTGGTGCAGCTTACGGATCCTTCTTTGGAATTAATGAAACATACGATTATGAAGGCGATATAAATGACTTCGACATATAAGATATATGCCGCAGGTGAAGATCCAAAACAATATGTCCCAGGAGACTTTATTTTGGTATCAACTACAGGTGTCCTAGCCAAGTTAATTCGATTTGGTCAATTTATTAGATATCATGGTAAAATGAAGCCATTTTCTCGATGGAATCATGCTGCAATGATTGTTGGCGAAGATGGAACCATTGTTGAGGCAGTAGGACGTGGAGTAATAACTAGCAATATTAGTGAGTATGCTGATGTAGAGTATTACTACGTCACAACAAAGCTTAACAAACAAAGCCGTGATCAAACGGTGTCTGCTTGCAAAAGCTTTATTAAGGATAAGTATGGTTTCTTTACCATAGTCAGTATTACCCTGGATTTAATCACAGGTATTAAGTTGCAATTTACAAATAACAACACAATGATTTGCAGTGCAGTAGTAGCTCAATCATTGTGGGCCGGTGGTGTCATATTTGATAGAAACCCATATCAAATGATGCCAGCTGATTTAGCTGCTTCTTTCAATATTATTGCATAATAATAATTTTTTGTAAAAAGCTTGACTTTTACAAAAATATGCATTATATTCATTCTTATGAAAAAAGCTGTTATATCCATAAGTTATGATGCCCGTAATACCCAAAGCGACGAGCTCGCAAGCCAAGAGATCAGCGAAACTATCGCTGGACTTCTCAACAGCCTACGTACTCAAGTTAATGGTGTTCAGGTATCCGTCAAATTCACCAATAATAAGGAGAAAGAATAATGTCAAGTCCACTTAATACAACTACAACAAGAGCAACAGGTCGTGCATTTGTTGCAGCCATTGTTGGTGCTCTTATTGCTTGGGGTACATCCAAGTGGGGTAAGTTGAACACCGGTACATTCGCTGTGTTGACACCTGTTGTTTCTGGTCTGTATTACACAGCAATTAGTACACTAGAAAAGAAATACCCTAAGTTTGGTTGGCTTCTTGGAACACTACCACAACCTGCAGCACCAAAGGTTTTGCCTTCATCGGAGCCAAAAGTAGTACCTACTCCAGTTAAGGCTGCTGCCAAGAAAGTACAAGCTGCCAAGAAAGCTACACCCAAGAAGAAGTAATTCTTCTGGTCTCGTAGCTCAGTTTGGTTAGAGCACTTCCCTGTCACGGAAGGGGTCGTGGGTTCAAGTCCCATCGAGATCGCCACTTTATTAGAAAGAATAATAATGTTGCTCAAATCACCACAATCATCTCTGGTCTGCGATAAAGTTATATAAATGCCAAATCTAGATCTTTTGTTGACTAACGATTTGTATTTCCACTGTGATAAAGGCTACGGTGATTGTATTGTAGCATTGCACGTAGTAAACAAGTTGTGCGAAAAGAATCCACAGATTAATGCTAAAGTTTTTATTCCTGTTAATTACCGAGAACAGCTAGCAGAACTAATACTTGATAAAAATATTAAATTTGTTGATATGCCACACCCACGTTACTCTATTGACTTATGGTGTCATGCCATACTTGGTGACAGTCTTTATGAATCACACCACGTATCAAAGCAAGATAGCACATTGAGCAGTTATTTTATGTGGTCATACGAAATTGGTAATTACCTAGCTAAACAACTGCCACATCTGCAACAACCATTTGATTCTATTGAAGAAACTATTCTAAATGAACCATGTTTTGCAAAAGATGTATTGGATGAAGACTTTGACTACTTGATTATTAATGGTTACCCTGTTAGCCCTATCCTTCGGATGTCTAGAGAAGAGCAAGACAAGAGTTTTGCTGCATTGTTAAAGAAACTGAACAATGAAGGTCATAACGTCATCACAACCGTCAAAGTTGATGGATATCGTAGCACGCAAGATTACAATCTAAACTTAATTGACATTGGTAAACTTGCTAAGCGTTGCAAAAACATTATCGGTGTACCAAATGCACCATTTATCGCTTCTGTGAATAATGAAAGCATGAAAACAGTTGAAAATTTTATATCTTTGCTTGATCGTGTTAATACAAATGTTCCTTACCGTGATATGGCTAGAACATTTGACCTTAACGACAAATTCCGTACTATCAAGTCACTTTACGAGTTGATCTAATGAAAGCTGCTATTCTAAGAGAGTTAAACGCTCCACTATCAGTAGAAGACATAGAACTTACACCATTGAAAGTTGGCCAAGTACTTGTAAAGGTACTTGTTAGCGGTATCTGTGGTTCTCAGTTACATGAAATTAATGGCAATAAAGGTAACGGTAAGTTTTTACCTCACCTTATGGGTCACGAAGGCTGTGGCATTGTACAAGAAATTGGTGATGGTGTTACCACTGTTAAACCTGGTGACAAAGTAGTCATGCATTGGCGTGTAGGAAATGGAATTGAAGCTCCGTTCCCAGAATATGTACTTAATGGCAAGACTATCAGTAGTGGTAAGGTTACCACACTAAGTGAATACTCTATAGTTTCAGAAAATAGACTTACTGCAGTTCCTATTGATACTCCCAATCATTTTGCTGCCCTTCTTGGATGTAGTTTAACTACTGCACTTGGCATTATTGACAATGAGTGTGATTTTAAGATTGGTGAAAGCGTTGCTATCATAGGTACTGGTGGAGTTGGTCTAAACCTAATCCAAGGTGCAGTTTTACGTGGTGTGAATCCAATTGTTGCTATTGATAATAAAGAAGATAAAGCATGGTTATCGTTTGATGCTGGTGCTGACAAGTTCTTTAGTAACAAATATGAATTTGATGGAAAAGTAGACGTAGTAATTGATACTACGGGCAACATTGATGCAATCAAAAAGAGTTTTGGTTATCTATCTAACAATGGTAGAATGATCCTAGTGGGTCAACCTAAACCAGGTGAATCTTTGGAGATCGCTAACGCTCTTTCTTTCTTTAATGGCAACGGACTCAGCATCAAAGCTACACAAGGTGGCAAGACAGATCCCTCGAAAGATATTCCCCGATATGTCAACCTCAACAAAGATGGTAAACTTAATATTGATAAAATTGTAACTCATCAATATAAATTGTATGATGTTAACAAAGCATTTGATACACTTAAGAACGGTAGTGCCGGTAGAATCATGATTGAAATGGAAGATAAATAAAATGGATAAGCGTAATTGGACACCTGAAGAGCTAATTGCTTTTGAGAATAGAATTGGTGATCTTTACTTAGATAATAAATTGCCATTCTTGTTTCACCTATCAGGTGGCAATGAAGAACAGCTAATTGATATCTTTAAGGATATCAAGGAAGGTGATTACGTTATTAGTAATCACCGTAGCCACTATCACGCTCTACTACACGGTATCCCTGAGGATGTATTGGAAAATCGCATCCTTAATGGACGAAGTATGTTTGTTTATGACAGAGAACGTAATTTCTTCTGTTCCGCAATCATTGGTGGTACACCTGCTATTGCAGCTGGTATTGCTCTTGCTCTAAAAAAGAAGGGATCTGACCAAAAGGTCTGGTGTTTTGTTGGAGATGGCACAGAAGACAATGGTCACTTGTTCGAAGCTGCTCGTTATGTAGAAGGCATGGATCTACCATGTACCTTTGTGATTGAAGCTAACAACCGTTCAGTAGAAGCAACCAATGAAGAACGTTGGGGTAGCACTGCTCATTTTGAATGGCCTTTTAAGTGTGTAAAGAAATATCAATATGACATCACTTACCCACATGCACGTAAACCCGGTATGATTGACTTGTCGCAAGCTGTAAAAAAGACTGACGATGAGTACTTTCCACCTCTTGAACCATATGAATATTTGAATCCTCCTGTAGATACTGAAGGTGCTTCGTATAAGGATACTATGGAACAAGTTATGACAAAATTAGGTAGTGAAGGCGCTGTCTTTATTGGTTATAACGTAGCAAGAGGTGATGCTATGGGTACATTGAAAGGTGTACCAGCAGAACAAAAAATTGAAACACCTGTTGCTGAAAACTTGATGATGGGTCTAGCTATCGGTATGTCATTTGAAGGTTTTAAACCAGTTGTTTATTTTGAACGTCACGATTTTATGATGGTTGCTATGGATGCTATTGTAAACCACTTAGACAAGATTGAAAGAATCTCGCACGGTGAATTCAAAGTGCCTGTTATTGTGCGTGCAGTGTCTGCTGATTCTGGTCCGTTCTATTCTGGTATTACACACTCACAAGACTTTACTGATGTTCTCAAAACTGCAGTAACTATTCCAGTAATTGAACCTACCGATGCTAGAGAAGTAGTTCTTGCGTTTATGAATGCTGCTATGAGTAATCGTCCAGCTATCATTATTGAAAAGAAGTCTAGATACTAAAATGAAACGTATCCTAGTGATAGGTGAAAGTTGTAAAGACGTATTTGTCTATTGTGACGCAGTGCGCCTTGCTCCTGACGTGCCAGTACCAGTATTGAATGTTCTACATCAAGAAGAGAACGAAGGTATGGCAATGAACGTACTGCGAAATATAACAATTGTTGAAGATTGCAGTATTATTACCAATGACAATTGGGAATCTATTACTAAGACAAGATATGTGCATGAAGCTACTAACCATACGTTCTTTAGAGTAGATACAGAACCTAACTACGGTATATTTGATACACCAATTGATTATAAACAATATGAAGTCATTGTTATTTCTGATTACAATAAAGGATTCTTGACAGAAGATGACATTGAAACAATTTGTAAATCACATCCACGTGTATTCCTTGATACAAAGAAAAAACTAGGAAAATGGGCAAAGAAAGCTTTCATAATCAAAATCAATGATTACGAATACAATAATTCTGATCCTGATATAACAAATGCTTATAAAGATAAGATTATTCACACAATGGGTGGTCATGGATGTGAATACAATGGCAAACGGTATTCTGTTAAAAGAATGGAAGTCAAAGATTCTTCAGGTGCTGGCGATGCTTTTATGGCAGCTTTGGTTGTTAAATACGTCAATAGTCAAGATCTTGAACAAAGTATTGTGTATGCCAATGAGTGTGCATCAGAAGTTGTAAAACATCGAGGAGTGACCACTATATGACAATTCTAAGATACGATCAGGTTCCAGCAATAAGCAAAGGGTTTTCTCAAAAGGGTCAAGACTCATTTATTGAATACACATTTGACAAGATAGGTACCACTAATAAGTATTATGTTGAGTTTGGTGCCACTGATTGGCCAGAACTGTCTAATACAGCATACTTGCACATGAATGGTTGGAATGGCCTTCTTATGGAAGGTGATGAACAATACAGTAGACATGTAAATAACACCACAATTAATTATCACATGGAATGGATTTCCAAAGATAACATTTGTGATCTATTTGATAAGCACAATGTTCCAAAGTCGCCAGATTTTGTATCAATTGATCTTGATGGTATGGATTACTGGATTACTGATGCAATGCTTAATAAGTATTCTCCTAGAGTGGTGATGGTTGAAAACAATGTTCGTTTTGAACCTTATGAAAGCCAAACACGCAAATATGATATTAATTGGTTATGGTCAAACAACGGATGGTACGGTGCTTCTCCGTATGCATTTAAAAAAATGTTCAACTCACACGGATATACCCCTGTTTGGATTCATTCTGACGATATGATTGCTATCAGAAATGATGTATTGGTTGATAATGGTTACGAATTCACAGATTGGGATATTGTTTACCCTGCTTCACGATCTGAACTATATTGGGACCATAATGGTGAATACAATCACGAAGAATGGGAATCGGTTTGATTATACTTACTGGATCCGAAGGGTTCATTGGCAAGAACTTCTTAAAAGCTCTTGATGGACAACGTATATTGATAGTCAATCAACAAGACTGTCATTATTTCCTTTCCAATTTTAATGCATGGGATCAAGTTAAACTTATTCTTCACCAAGGTGCTATATCAAGCACCACAGAAAAAAATATTAGACTATTGTATAATTACAACATAGAGTTCACTCTGGCATTGTTGGAAAAAGCTAGAGATCACGGTATTCCAATCAAGTATGCATCATCAGCTTCAGTTTATGGCAATTTGGACGGTATACCTAACCCTATCAATCATTATGCCATGTCTAAATTGCAGATTGATTACTGGGTACAAGACAATATCGATGATTTTAAGTTTATACAAGGATTTCGTTATTTCAACGTCTATGGTGACGGAGAAGAACATAAAGGTGACCAGGCAAGCCCAGTTAGCAAATTTACGTGGCAAATTAAAGAGTCTGGTAAACTTAATCTATTTGAAGGATCAGAAAATTTTAAAAGAGACTTTATTTGTGTAGATGATGTTGTAGATATAGTATTAAACAACGACAAACGATCTGGTATCTACGATCTTGGTACAAGTAATCCAAGAAGTTTTGAAGAAGTTGCAAATGCCGTTGCAAAGCAGTATAATGGTGAAGTAAATATCATTCCATTTCCCGAACACTTGGTTGGTAAATATCAGTCCTACACATGTGCTAAGAAGGAGTGGGGTGACCACAAATTTAAAACGATAGAAGAATATTTAAATGGAAAATAAACAACTATTCCTGACTGGTACATTTGATGTTATCCATAAAGGACATATTGCATTATTAGAACACGCTAAAAGCTATGGTGGAACCCTCACAGTTGCCATTGATACTGATAGACGCGTATCAGAGAAAAAAGGTCCTGATCGTCCTTTTCATAATGAAAACGATAGAAAATATGTTATCAGTTCCATAAAACATGTTGACAATGTTGTACTTTTTAATTCAGATGAACAACTTATCAATATTGTAAAAAACCTTAACCCAGATATTTGGTTTGCTGGTAGTGATTGGTGGGGCAAAGAATTTCCTGGTAAAGAATATGCCAAGACTGTAAAATATTTTGAAAGAATAGAACCATACTCAACAACAAGGATTCTAGAAAGATGAAGTTTGTAGTTGACATTGATGGCACCATATGCAATACTATCGATGGTGATTACGCAAAAGCAGAACCATATCACGATGCTATAATTCAAGTAAACAGTTTATATGACCAAGGTCATAAGGTTGTTTACTTTACAGCTAGAGGTATGGATAGAACTGATAATGACCCAGTAAAAGCTAGCGAGCTTTTCCGAGAATTAACAGAACAACAATTGCAAGATTGGGGTTGTCAATACCACCAATTAATTATGGGGAAACCGTCTGGTGACTTCTATGTTGATGATAAAGGAATAAATAGTGAACACTTCTTCAGCTAGAGAATGCGTAGTAAAAGGTTGGGGTTACGAGGAGATCGTTTGCAATACAGAAAAGTATTGTTCAAAAATTCTTCATTTCAACAAAGGTAAAAGACTTTCTTGGCACTACCACAATATCAAAGATGAAACATTCTACGTAGAGAATGGTTCCGTTGTTCTTGTATACGGTGAAACTGACGATATTAATCAGGCAGAGCAAATTGTTCTACAACCTGGTGATTCTTTTCACATACGCACGGGTCTACGTCATCAATTGATAGGATTAGAAAATGCTCGTGTATTTGAATTTTCTACACAACATTTTGATGATGATAGCATCAGAGTAATAAAGGGCGATTAGCCAAACATTCCCTGGTAGCTCAACGGCAGAGCAAGCGACTGTTAATCGCTAGGTTATAGGTTCGAATCCTATCTGGGGAGCCAATGAGGGATGGTGTAATGGCAACACAGGGGCCTTTGAAGCCCTTATTCTAGGTTCGAGTCCTAGTCCCTCAGCCAAGGGAATGTAGCTCAGTGGTAAGAGCAGAGGACTCATAATCCTTCGGTCGTGGGTTCAATTCCTACCATTCCTACCATTTAAAAGTATACGGAATCTGTCGTAGGTAGTAAGCGAATAACGCTTATTGTCCAGCGTTCCTACGGGAACAATATAAGGAGTAACACGATGACCTCGATGTTCGATTACGATGACACAGTAAATCTTGCTTTTGACGCAAAGATTGCCGGTAAGAAACTAGTAACTGCTAAGCATGAATTGCTTACAAAAACTGGTGATTTTCTATTCCTCGCTCACAGCGACAAAGAATTAGCTCAACGCATGCAAATGGTTGAAGAAGACATCGAGAAGGTAGCTTATCGCAAGCTTGCTAATGTCAGTGACTCTAAAGCTAAGCTTGTACGAGCAGTATACGAAGAATGGTCAATTCGCCACGCTAACTGTGATTTTTGCAAAGAAAGTAGTACAAAAACTGCATGGGGATGGAATCCTATTTCTGACCTAGGTCAAGCTATTTCTGATGTAGGATCAGGTGCAGGCAAGGCTACAAAAGCAGTAGGAAACGCCGCTAAAGATGTTGCTCACGCTGTAGGAACTGGCGTAGGAGATGCTGTTTCTGGTGTAGGATCTGCTGCAAAGGCAGTAGGAAACGAAGTAACAAAACTTCCAGGCCAAGCAACTGACGTTGCTAAGGGTGTTGCAAATGCAGTAGGAACTGGCGCTAAAGATGTTGCTCACGCCGTAGGAACTGGTGTAGGAGATGCTACAAGAGCAGTAGGCACAGGAGTATCAGCAGTAGGAAACGAAGTACAAAAACTTCCAAGTCAAGTTTCTGATGTTGCTAAAGGTGTTGCTCACGCTGTAGGAACTGGCGTAGGAGATGCTGCTTCTGGTATAGGGTCTGCTGCACAAGCTGCTGGAAACGCAGTAGGAACTGCTGCAGCTGATGTTGCTCACTCTACTGCTAATCAATTTGACAGAGCTCGTCATGATGTTGCAGGTGCTGCTGATGCAGTAGGAACTGCTGCAACTGACGTTGCTAAGGGTGTTGCTGCACCATTTGCCGGTGCCGCCGCAGCCGCAGGATCTCTTATTAGTCAATTTACTAAAGGTGTTCAAGGGGACAAGCCATCCGGTGCTTCTACTCCACCAGCACCATCAGCACCATCATCATTTAGAACTCCAATGCCTAGTGCAAATGCTGCTGAAGGTAACATGCAGTTTCAAAAAGCACCATCAGCAACTGATCCAGATAATGATAATGACCCTAATGATCCAAACGAAAGTAATCCAAATGCTAAAGAGGGTGCTGCTCGTAAGATTGCTAGACTATCATACTTTCTTAAGGAATCAAAAGATACAAATTTTACCGTATAGCATTACTAGCACCAGCTAATCCTGGTGGAAGTGTTGCTAAAACACCAGCTGCACCACCTAAAGTAACTCTACCTACTGCTGCTCAAACAGCTGCTCACCAACAAGCTTCTGGTGTAACTCCAGCAAGTTCAAAACCAGTTAGCACTAAGCCTGTTGCAACAACGAAGAGCACCGATCCAGACAATGATGGTGATCCGGGAGACCCAACTGAAAGTAACCCAAACATTCCGGACAAGCCAACACCAAAAGCACCTGCAACTCCTGTTAATACGCACCCTGGATTAACTGGTGATCCTACTATTGATGAAAACAATCTTCCAAAAGCTCCACAACAAGGTGTTGATACATCTATTGATTCTACAAAACCTGTAGCTCCAACAACTCCTGCACCAACAACATTTGTACCTACTTCTGCTCCTGCTGCTCCTGTTTCTAGTGATGTTGTTCAACAACCACCTGTACAAGCTACACCACCACAAGGAATTGATGAACAGCAAATGCAAAATGCTTCTTCTAAGATTAGTGCAAGAATTGCTAAGTTATCTGAGAGATTGAAGAGATCAAACGATACAAATTTTATTAAAGATGGCATGATTGCTATGATGCCAGGTACCGGTGGTAGTGCAACACCTGCTCCTGTAGCAGCAGTTCCTAAGGCTAATCCTGTAGCAGCAACCCCTGCTCCTGCTCCTGTAGTAGCACCAACAGTACCAACTGCTGCACCTGCTCCCACTATAAGTTCTCCAATTCCTGCTGTAAGCACACCTGCACCTGCAATAAGTACTAATCCTAACATTGCACAAAATCAAATAAGCACACCTACTCCTGCAGCACCAGCTCCTGTACCTACTTCATCTACTGCAACTTCGACACCGGCACCTGCAACCACCACTACTTCAACACCAACAACAACTCCTCTTACATCACAAGCAACCCCAGTTCCATCTACTCCTGCACCAACACCTGCTGCTCCTGCTCCTGCAACACAAGCACCTACTCCAACTCCAACTCCTACTCCAGTATCAACTCCAGCACCTGCAATGACACCTGTTGCACCAGCCACTCCTGCTGCTCCAACTCCTACTCCAGTATCAACTCCTGCTCCTCAAAGTATTGGTGGACAAGCAATGGGAAATGCTGGATCAAGAGTTAGTTCAAGA